AGTTCTTTGCTGGTAGCCATCGCCAAACTGCGTAATACGTTGAATTGGTTGACTACGTTTTGTAGCAGAATATTGTGGATTGTAATTGGGAAAAGTAGCCATTATCTGTTAAGTAAACCTCCAGGTCTTTGTTGCTTAACAAGTTCTCCTTGAACAGCAGCAGCTATTAATGTTCCGAGTTCCTGTCCTCCAGCATCATCGCCTTGAACATCTGAACCTGATGCGTCTACATTAACAACAACATTGTTATTACCGCCACCTCCAAGTTTATTATTTGGCACAATCGTTCCAGATGATCTTGGTACGAATAATTCTGGCCCTTTTTCTCCTACTATTGAAGGTTTACCTACTGGTGGTCTACCTCCGTTTGCAAAGCCTAAGAATTTAAACAAACCTCCAGTTACACTATCTCCTCCTATATTTCCAAAAAGAGCTTGATTTAAAGCTATATCTAGGAATTTATCAGCAACATTATTTAGTAAATCTCCAAGTGTAGATGTTCCTTTTATAAGACCTTTAATACCTTCTTTAATATCACTTTGTATTGATTTTGCAATACTATCAAAAGCATCTTTCAATTTCTTTGCTGTGTCTACTTGTCGGTTTAAGGAGGCTTCTTCTCTTACTAAATTTTCTATTTTTTCTTTATCAATAAGGTTCTCTTCAATACCTATATCTTTTACTTTTTGTACTATTTCAGCAATACGCTGTTGTATTTGAAATTCTTCAGCAGTACCATCTTTTTTAGCTTTTAACAAAGCTATATTTTCGTTAGTTGAATCTAATATTAGATCGGTTATATCATTAGCTTTTTGTTTGGCAATATTCTCATCAACCTGTACTTTTAGAAGATCTTTTCTTGCCTGTAAACTCTTATTGATACTATTCAACTCCTGTTCAGCTATTCGAATATTTTCCTCTAAATTTGCATCTCCTACTGCTTTATCTACTTCTGTATTTAAATCAGGCATTTGACTAGGAAATAAAGTAGAACCTCCTTTAATAAAGCTAGGGGTATTTGGAATACCAATGTTGGCATCTCTAGCAGCTAAATCTTGTTTTAATTTATCTAAATCCGCTTTTATTTTTACCAATTCAGCATTTAAAGCTATTGAAACTGGATCTTCGCCTACCGCTTCAGTTAATGCTTTACTTTCTTCTGCTGTTCCTTTATCTCCAAAAAGAGTTGGAAACTTGTCTACTATTGCATTGAATATCTTTGCAAATCTAGCTTGTAATTTAAGTCCAAATTCAGCAGCATTAGCTCTTATTGCTGCAAAGTTTTCTCCAAACTCTTTAATGGTTCTAACACCCTCATCTCCTATTACTAATGCCATATTTTGAGTTGCTGCTGCTAATGCAGCTTGTTTACCCTCTACTTGTTCAAGTAATCGGATTCTTGCTGCTTCTGCCGTTCCTGCTAATCCTACTGCCTGTGTAAGTTTATTAATATCTGCTGTTAAAGGATTAAGTGCCTGTCCAAGCTCTCCAACAGCAACAACAGTAGTTGTAATTTGTTGAGCAACACCTGTAGCAATTAAACCTCCTGCAAAACCTCCCATTTGACCACCTACTGCTGCACCAATACCACCACCTAGACCACCTACTACAGCACCAGGTATTCCTTGTCCAAATAAAAGAGGAAACGCACCACTAATTAGGGCACTTGAAGCAATACCTTTGCCTCCGCCTCCAGTTGTTGTTCTTCCCGTGCCTGTTGATCCTCCTCCAGCACCTCCTCTACCTCGTAAACTTTTTTGTCTTTGTAGTTGATTAGCTATATCAGTCTCTACTTTTAAAATCTTTTGCT